GGATTTAGAATTCTTCAATTTAGAAAATTATGTTGCTGTTGTAATTAGTGATTATAATAAAGGATATTTGAGTCCTGATGACATTAAATGGCTATCTGAAAATCATTCATTGACGTTCATGGATTCAAAGAAAGAACTTGGTTGGTGGTGTCAGGATATTAAATTTTTGAAGATAAACGATAAGGAATTTAAAAGAAATGAAGATTATCTTCGAAACTATTATAACGGCAATCTGATAGTAACTAAAGGTAAAGACGGTGCTGTTTTAAATTGCAACGATAAATTTCCTATTGAGCGGGAGCACGATGTGAGGGATTTAAGTGGTGCTGGCGACACATTTCTTGCAGCACTTGTTGCAAAATACATAGAAAATAACGATATTTACGAAGCAATCAAATTCGCCAATAGGTGTGCTGCATGGGTGGTTACACAAAAGGGTGTAGTTGTTGTTGATTTAGATAAAATAGAATTATGATAGATAACATGGAAATAATTACAAGAGAAGATGCTAAGAAAATAGGTCAGAAATGGTATTTTACTGGTGAGCCTTGTAAGAATGGACATGTTGATAAAAGATATGTAAATACTGGTATTTGTTATGCTTGTAAGCGAAACCTCAATCAAAAGCAAAATGATGAAAATTGTAAATTAACTTTAACCTGTAAGAAATGTCAAAAAGAATTTAATGTGCCCACATGGGAAAAAGATAGACAATATTGTTCAAAGGAATGTCAATTAAATGCCGTTCGAATAACTGGTGATACTAAAATTATTACTAATTGTTTGGTTTGCGGTAAAGAATTTAAGCACTATGGGGAAAGGATTGTATGTTCAAGAGAATGTTTTACTAAATATATTTCAGAACAAAGGTTGAATGAAAATAATCCTGCGTGGATTGCAAATAAAGAGAAAAAGATATGCGCAAGATGTGGGAATGAATTCGAATATACGAGGCGTAATCTGCATAAAGGACAAGAACCCGTATTTTGTTCTTTAGATTGTTCAAGAAACAATGGTAACAACAAGGAAATTCTTGATAATATTGGTAGTACACATAAATATGGATTTGGGTTTAATAAGAAACTGAAAACTAAAATAAAAGAAAGAGACGGTAAGTGTTGCCAGTTATGTGGAGAAACCCATAAATTAGAGGTTCACCATATTGATTATGATAAAAACAATAATGAAGAAAATAATTTAATAACATTATGTAGGAGATGTCATTGCATTACAAATCATAATCGAGGATTTTGGACTCAGGTTTTTATTGGCTTAATTTCGAATTCAAAAATAGTGAAAAAGGGATGGGGTTTTGAAATACATTTTGTTAATAATGATAAATATTGTTTAAAATATTTAGTTTTCTTTAAGGGAAAAAAGTTTAGCTGGCATAAACATGAATTAAAACAAGAACTTTGGTTTTGTATGTGGGGTGAATTTGAGTGTGTTTTAAACACTGAAGATGGTGATTATTTCGATTATTTTAGATTTAAAGCGGGTGATAAAATTGAGATAAAGCCGAATTTAGAGCATCAATTAATGGCACTGAGAAATTCCATAATTGTGGAAGTGTCAACAACCGATTTTATTGAAGATTCGATAAGAATTGAAAAGGGAGATTAATATAAAAACATATGAAAAAACGTGAAGTAATATTTGTTGATATTGATGGTACAATATGTAATACGGAAGGTGGTTATGCCAATGCAAAACCAATTCCTGAGAATATTGCAAAAATAAATAAGTTGTTCGATGAGGGTCATACAATTATTTATTGGACGGCAAGGGGTAAGTTAACTGGTCTGAATTGGACAGAACTTACGGCACAACAACTTTGTGATTGGGGTTGCAAATATCACGATGTTGTAATGAATTCAAAACCAGCGTATGATAGAATTATTGATGACAAGAGCATTAGAATTGAAGAATTATGAATATCTGGACGAATGGTTGTTTTGATATTTTGCATGCTGGTCATCTTAATCTTCTTGAGTTCGCCAAGAATTTCAGAGGAAGGCACAATACTTTATATGTTGGTATTGATACTGACAGGCGTGTTAAGCAATCAAAAGGAGATGGTCGTCCAATTAACAATCAGGAAGACCGCAAACGAATGTTGGAAGCATTAAAAGTTGTGGATGAAGTATTTATATTTGATAGTGATGAAGAATTGGCAGAATTGATTAAAACATGTCAAATTGATTATATGATAATTGGAGAGGATTATATTAATCGTAGAGTAGTGGGTAGAGAAAATAGTAAATATGACGTATATTTCTTTCCAAAGGACGATAAATCGAGTTCAAAAATATTAAGTAAATTATGATAGTAGTAACTGGTGGTGAGGGTTTTATTGGTAGCAATCTTATTAAAGAATTGATGAGACGTGGTGCTATTGGTGTGATTTCTCTTGACACAAAGAGCGAATCACTTGATTCAATATACGCATGGCTAATGGATAATGCAAAGAAAATTGACTGCATTTATCATTTAGGTGCGATTACCGACACTACTGTTATGGATAGGAATTTATTTGATGAATATAATGTCGGTGCATCGATATTTATTTGGAATTTATGTACTGAAAATAAAATACCGTTGATTTATGCAAGTTCTGCAGCGACTTATGGTGATGGTGAAGAAGGATTTGATGATGAAGACGATATACTCAAATTACAACCACTGAATCCATATGGTTGGTCAAAGCATCAATTTGATGTTTGGGTTGAAACGCAAGAAAAACAACCACCATTCTGGGCAGGATTAAAATTCTTTAATGTTTATGGTTATGGTGAAGCGCATAAGGCTGGAATGGCATCAGTAGTGTTTCATTCATACAATCAAATCAATGCTACTGGTGGAATGAAATTATTTAAATCGCATCGTCCTGATTATAAAGACGGTGAACAAAAAAGAGATTTTGTTTATGTTGACGATGTGGTTGATGTTTGCATTTATTTAATGGCAAATAAACCGGAATCTGGCATATACAATGTTGGTACGGGCAAGGCACGTACTTTTAAAGACCTTGCAATAGCAGTTTTTAAAAGTCTTGGAATACCTGAAAATATTTCGTATATTGACACCCCATTAAAAATAAGAAACAAGTATCAGTATTTTACTGAAGCTAAGATGTTTAAATTAAAACTGACGGGTTATAATAAGAAGTTTCGTGAATTGGAAGATGGTGTTTTCGAGTATGTTAATAAACTAAAATATGAAAATTGCTAACGTCATTTATGAAAAAGAGTTGGTAAATCACACAAAAGTTGAATATGTAAATTATTACAATCAGCCGATGAAATATGATGACTTAGACAAGTCATTGCCAACTTTATTTGTGGGATGGTCATTTATGAAAGCATGTAACCCGGAAAATGAAATAATACAGCATGCTGACATCCTAAAAAAGAAAATAATTACCAACGAGTTGTATTGGGAATTTTCATTTGAAGAAAGCAAGGCTTCGCACGTCAAAGGAATTGAAACATTTGTAGGTCTTGTACCACAATTCTATTTTACACCGAAATATCAGTATATTAATTTAGACCCGGTATTTTTCCAAATTACAGAAATTGAAGATTTAATGGCAATTTTGCCGAAGGAAATTGATGCAACATACATTCTAAAAAACGAAATGATGTATGTTTTAAAGGAAAATAAAATCTGGGGCATAAATCTCAAAATCTACGACTTTTTCAAGTTCAACGTCACTGAGATTATAGAACAAATAAATTATCGCACCGCCCACACTTTAAATGACATTGACGGGCAAATGTATCTCAATCAATATAAAATCTTTCCCAATTTCCAACTTCTTAAAAGATATATGGTTGTCATGATGACAAAATGAATTATACATAGTATTTATATTAAATAAAATATAACTGCTATGGAAAAAGAAGTAGAAAAAGCAATTAACAATTTTGTTGAAGACCCTGAAGTTCAGGAGCAGAAAGCAAAGGAATCACAGGCAAAAAAAGTTGTTCTTGATGAAAGAGAAGGACTTATTGAGCGTGTTGATAAAATTCTTGTTACCAAGGATGGTAAGCAATTACTTAGGGAATGGTATTAATATTCGATAAGCGATGAAAGATGATAAAAAAAATAAAGTCTCTCTTAACGAACAATTAAGAAAGATTCAACATCACACATACTATAAAATCAATGAATCACCAAGATATCGTCCTTTAATCAACAATGGTGAGGAATTTGATGATGTGCCTGTATTAACCAATGAGGCTGGTGAACAAGAAGATGCTGAAAAGCCGGGTGGCGGTGAAGTGCCCCCAGAACCTTCGAATGACCAGCCAATGACGGGTGATGCACCAGTACCTGCATTTGATGACACGGGTGAACCCCCTGTTGCTGGTGCAGAACCTGCAGACCCAATGTCTGCTGAACCAATGCCGGAAGTTGACCCAGCACAAGAAGTCAACACAATTCAAAACGACATTATTAAACACAATATTGAAGCGATGAAAAGTATTCACGATACGCTTCAGTCATTGGATAATAGTGTTAAAGCATTAAATGCAAAAGTGGTGGAATTGAATGCAGACGTTGAAGAAGTGCGTGAGCCAACCAATGCGGAAAAATTAATGAGCAAAAAGGACGTGTCATACCCATATTATTTTAATTTAAATGATTTTTGGAACGGTAACTGGTTCGCAGAAAATAGGGAAAAAGAATTAAGCAAAGGAATAAAAGAATTACCGGACGGAACGTTTATTGCGGATTTTGATGATTTACCAAAGGAATCTAAGACAGATGTTCAGAATAGTTTTAATGAATTGTCCTAATATTAAATAATGAAGGCGTTTCATCCATATGGTACTAAAGAAAGACTCTTTGAAATGTTTAATAGAGTCAATAAGCTTAATGAAACGTTAGCTCCAATGGAAGAAAAACTTGGAATAATCAATAGATTTATTGATTTTGCTGACGAAAAACTTGAGTTAAATGGTGATTTGCCAAAAATTTCATTTTCACAGGATGCTGATGAAGCAAAAGAAATGAGGTCGTTTGGTAAATATACACCGCAAACTAATGAATTAAGGGTTGTTGCAGCAAATAGAAATTTAGCGGATATTTTAAGAACGGTGGCACACGAATTAGTACATCATAAACAAAGAAAACAAAATAAATTAACGCCAGATTCCAGTGAAACAGGTAGTGAACATGAAAATGAAGCAAATGCACTTGCCGGAGTTCTTTTAAGGGAATTTGGACAGAAGAATCCAACAATATTTGAATAAAATGAAAGTTTTAAATAGCATAGGAAGTAAAGAGCGTTTTGTTGAAATCTTTCAGGGAGTAAACAAAGGCATTAAATTAAATGAGGCGTTTGGACAGGGATTGAATCCAAATAGTGTTCTTGAAGATTCATTTAATCAGCTTAAAACTGGCAATTTAAAGATTGAACACAGCAGCACACAATCGAGTGGCAATGAAAATTATGTTGAATTGATTTGTTTAGACAGACAAAACAATAATATTACATTTACATTCAGGGTTGTGACGACACAAGGCGACCAAGATGGTGTATTTAATGTTGAAAGCGCAACTTTAACTCAATTTGGCTTTGATGATGCTGATGGTGAGAATACCGTTAATATGGATGAGGGTGCATTGAAACAATTCAATGCTGCACACGCTTCTGAAATTTCAAGTATTGCTGACGAATATGTTGATGTTGAAGAACCAGTTGATATTGATATGGATGAACAATATAGAACTGCAATTGAAAGAATAGACGCTGTTCCGTATGCAAAAGGCACTGAAACGATGGTTAAACATAGTGAATATGCCGATGAAAAACCTACAAATCCTGATTTAAGAGCAGGTGACGCATTCAATAAATTTGTGAAGGAAGAAATGGATGATATGTTTAATCCAGAAGATATTGAAAGTGGATTTCAACAGCACGACAGTCCTGAAAGTGATGAACCATTGGTTGACCCTGATACAATTCAGCCTTCACAAGAAGAAGTACCTGAAGAAACTAAGAGAATTATTCTTCAAGCGTATGATAATTTGGTTGAAAGAGCAAAACAACAGAGAAAATTTGATTATTCCCCAACACAATTGGAAGTTGAAGATGAAATTCTTAGGATAACTGGTAAGAAGGTTGTTAAAGAGAAAACCAGAGTATTTCCAAAAGAAGCCGAACCTTGGCTTGAAGAAGAAATAGCTGTTGATGATATTGCACAAAAAACATTAACACCTGAAAAGAAAGCGGAATATATTCAAAAAGCAAAAGATTTTATTGAAGGTAGTTTGGGTGCTCAAATGTTTTATGGCATGATGCCGGAAGAACGCAATAAATTAATTGCAGAATATGCAAATAGGATATTTATGGCTGAAATGGCTGCAGGTAATTATGGTGTCAGTATGAATGAGGAAGAATCGAGTGATTATCCCGACCCAATTGGTAAGAAATTTAAGCCAAAGTCGAGTTATCCAAAGAAAAAGAAAAAACCACAATCTGTAACAAGGATTGATGAAACTGAAGGCGAAAAGCTTATAAAACAACATTATAGTGCATTAAATGCAGATATGGACTACAATAAGTTAGCGACTGCATATCAAAATCTTTTGAAACTAAAGCGCAATGAATTTAGGGGCACTGGCGTTGTACAGACTGCATTGGCTTCATTACGTGATGCAATTACTGGATACTTGAATCAGGTGAGAGGACTTAAAGTATCAAACGAAGATGTTCAAAACTATTTTGAAAACATGCTGACCAAATATTCAAGTGTTGCTGAAGGCGAAGAAGAAGAATTAACCATGCATGTTCCACAAGGAGAAATGGATGGTGCTAACGACCCCACAAATGACGGAATGTCATTAGAACCTGCGGGTGATGAAATTGAACAGATTGCGCAAGAAAAAGAAGCTGCTGGTGGTGATATGATTCCGGGTGGAAAAGCAGATGGTAAATCACCGTTGGAATATCCTGCAGACCAAGTAAAAATGGGATTGGATGTTGAAAAAGAACATACTGATGACCCATTAGTTGCTGTTGAAATCGCAACTGACCATTTGGAAGAATTCCCAGATTATTATACACGTCTTGATGCTATGGAAAAAGAAGCTAAAGCAGAAAGTGGCGAAGGTGAAGAAGAAAATGAACATCCGTTAGCGGATGTTATGAATACTGAGGTTGGCGATAAAGAAACAACCGATGAACTTCTTGGCTATAAGCCAATGAATGTTGGTGAGACTATTGAAGGTGGTTATGATTTTGCTGCTGCTGAAAGGAATTATGCCGACCAAGATGCGTATCAGAAATATCTTGAATACACACAAAAGGACTTGAATAATTTGAGTGATGATGAAAAAGAAGAATATTTCGAACTCTGGAAGCAATTCAAGGGTGCTGAAAAAGTAAATGAAACACCAAGTAAGCATGTTGTAGTATTTGATGGTAGTTCTGCTTATGTTGAAGACGAAAATAATGTTCCTGATGGTGTGGAAATAGTTGGAAGATATGATAATATTGATGATGCGCAAGAATTTGCCGATAAATATAATGATAGCGCATATGCAATTACCGAACAGAAAATTAAATTAGCAAAGCAAGCTTTGAATAAAAGAGGACTTCTTAGTGAGGGTATGACGAAAAAAGAAGCAGTGCAGATTCTCATTAAGCACAATATTAAATAATTTGAACGATATTCTTATAAGAAAGACTACCAAAACTGGTAGTCTTTTTTGTTTCTTAGGTATTTATAAGAAAAAAGATAGATGTCAGTTTTTAGGTCATACTTTAAGAAAAACAATACGCTGATTGATAATAATCTGAGTAATAATTCCCAGAATCCGGTTACTGAGATATCATATGGCACGTTTAATAAGCAGCCAAGTAGATTCATATTTGATATTGATTTAGAGGATTTACAGAAAAGAATTGCTGATGGATTAATTAATCCAAACAGAATTGTTAAGCACGTATTGCACATGACCAATACAATTAGTTATGCTCCCGAATATCTTGGAAAGAAATCGTATTCTTTGAATATTGAAAGAGCAAGTAGCTTTCAGTTGGATTTATTTAATGTGGATGAAGATTGGGATGAGGGTAGCGGATATGATTTTATTTACAATGACACCATGTATCCATACGTGGATGTTGTTGGTAGGAATATTATAGACCCGGCATCCAATTGGTTTTATAGAAAAACAAACATTCCTTGGACATTTGAAGGTGCATATACTGGTGGAACTGATATTATTGCCAGCCAATATTTTGAAAAGGGAAGTGAAAACTTTGAAATTGATATTACTGATTATGTAAATCAAAGACTTTTTGGAACAGGATACACTGGAACATCAGCATATACTGGTAATTCGTTTGGTCTTGGAATTAAATTTGCCGATTATATTGAATCGGGCGAAACCGAATTCCGTCAAGCTGTTGCATTTCATGCAAAACACACCAATACGTGGTATGAACCATACGTTGAAACAATTGTTGATGATACAATTAAGGATGACAGAAATTATTTCTACTTAGATAAGGATAATGACCTTTATTTATATGTGAACGTTGGTAATGGTGTTGATTCAAATATAGTAGTTGATAGAGTTGAGATATTTAATAATCATGGTGATTTGGTGGACACAATTAGTGGCGCAACTCAGGTAGCCAAAGGTGTTTATAAGATTAATTATAGGGTTGATGCTGAATATGATACTGGCAGATTGTTAAATGATGGAATATTATTTGAAGATAAATGGTATTTGACAATTAATGGAAGAGAAACAAGTTATACAGGACAGTTTTATTTAATTTCTCCCGACAAGTATTATTCTTTCAATCAGTCAAATAATATGAATTTCGATAACTATTTCTTTTATTTCTGGGGAATTGGTGAAAAAGAAAATATCAGAGCAGGTAATGTGAGAAAAATTAAGCTCACTATTAAAGAATTATACCCAAATCAAAATAATTTCATACCTTTGGATATTGAATATAGAATATTTACGACTTTAGGTAAGAAATATGAAATTGATGTTGTTCCATTTACACCAGTTAATCGTACAAACACGGGTTATGAATTCAATCTTGACACATCTTGGCTTATTCCACAGGATTATCATTTGCAACTTAGGATGAAAAATGGCAATTATTTTGAAAACAAGCAAACTCTTTCATTTACAATCGTTTCAGATGGCATATTAAAGCCATAAGTTGAAAAAATATTTCACTTCTTTTTTAAAAATCCTTGTATTTATACAAAATGTAGGATATATTTGTACTGCAATTTTACTAATTGAAAAATAATTTTTACTGTAAAACTTTTTAAAATGAGCGATTTAAACGTAAACGGAAGTCCAAACGAACTGGACGACATCAAAAGAATGTTCTCTGATTATCAGAAAAAATCACAGACACAAGGTTCGAAAAGAAAATCACGTGAGGAAATTTTAGCAAAGTATTTTGTTCCCCGCAAAACCAAAGAAACTTTCAGAATTCTTCCCCCGAAACCCGGAAGAAAACGTATTGAAGAAGCATTCTTCCACGTTGTTCCCACACTTACTGCTGGTGGAAAGAAAAGACATGGCACAGTAATTTACTGTCCTGCTCACAACGACCCTAAAGTTCCCAAAATGGGACTTGATGGCAAACCAGTGACTGACCAGAACGGTAATCCTGTACTTGTTCCTGCACCATGTCCTCTTTGTGCAAAACACAAGAAAATTCTTGCAACCCAAGACCAATCAATCAAGGGTATTAAGAAGGAAAAGATGAATGAGACACAGTTGGCAATCAATGAAAAGAACAAGAAAATCTTTGCAGAAGCTAATGGCTGGGAAGCAAAGAAATTCTACATTCTTCGTGGTATTGACAGGGGTGTTGAAAAAGACGGTGTTAAATTCTGGAGATTTAAACACAATTACAAGAATCAGGGTACACTTGATAAACTCCTTCCAGTGTTGGAACAGTACACTGCAACTCAAAAGGCTGATTATGCAAGTGCAACAGATGGTACTGATTTGAGTATCCTTATGACCGACAGCGAATTCAATGGTCATGTTTATAAGGCAATTTCTGCCATATTATTCAATGGAAAATCACCATTGCACGGAGATTCAATTATGGCAAGAAGCTGGCTTGAAGATGATATCACATGGAGAGATATTTTTAAGCCGAAGCAAGCACCGGGTATGCCACCGTATGAATTCCTTGAGGCAGTTGCTAATGGCACAAACCCATATTGGGACGATATCGACCAGAATAACAAACATTGGGTATTTCCGGGTCGTCCAGATTTGGAAGAAGCTGCTAACACACGTAACCGTAACCTTGATGCAGATTCAGAAGAAGATTTTGAACAGGCATCAGATTTGGATGAAGAATATCCAAGGGTTACAATCAGTAACATTACAGAATCAAAGGTTGGAACATATCAGGATGATGTGGTTAATGTAGGTGCTGCAGCACTTGCTGCAACTCCAAATACCGTTCAGAGTCCTGAACCACAACAGGATGTATCAGATGATGCTCCGGGAAGTGGCGATTACGAAGACCTTCCTTTCTAAAAATTACAAGGAATAAAGGGGGAAATAAAAATCCCCCTTTATATTATAATTGAGTTATAACATGGCAAAAGAAAAAGAAGTTTTGAATGAAGTTCCTGCAAATCCATCAAGGAAACCAACTCCAATGAAGAAATTTTCATTGGATGATTTTAAAAAGAAATCTGGTGCTGAAACTGCCCCGGATAAAGCATTAAGATGGATTCCAGCATCAAAAGCATTACAAACGGCAACCGGACTTCCGGGATTTCCTATGGGATATGTAAGTCTTGCACGTGGTTTTAGTAATACTGGTAAGTCAACTGCTATTTGTGAAGGCATTGTAAGCGCACAAAAGATGGGAGTGCTTCCAATTATCATTGATACTGAAAATAACTTGGGTAGAGAGCGTCTTGCTAAAATGGGTTTTGATTGGGATGGTCCTCATATTCTAATAAAAAATGATTATCTCCTAAAAGAATTTGGTAAAAAGAAAGATAAAGACAGAAAAGAAGCTTCAATTGAAGACTTAAAAGATGCTATTGATTATTTTATTGATGAGCAGGAAGCTGGAAATCTACCGCTTGACCTTCTTTTTGCAATTGATAGTCTTGGTACACTTGATTGCAACAGGACTGTTTTAGCACAGGAAAATAACACATCGGATAACAATATGTGGAATGCAGGTGCGTTTGAAAAACATTTCAAATATCTGTTAAATAACACAATTCCAAGCAGTAGACAGGAAAATCGTCCATTTACCAACACAGTTATTGGTGTTCAGAAGATTTGGATTGACAGTATGGGTGCTGGTGTTGTTAAGCATAAGGGTGGTGAAACGTTTTTTTATGGCTCACGTCTTATATATCATTTTGGTGGTGTTGCTGCACATGCAACAAAAAAAGTAGATGCTACAAGTAAAAATCGTAAGGTTACTTACGGTATCCAAACGGTTGTAAACGTAGCAAAGAACCAAATTGATTGCGACCTTGGTGGTGTTTCGTTTGAGGGTACAATAATTTCAACCCCTCATGGATTTATTATTCCAGAAGAGATTGACCAATACAAAAAGGACAATATTCTTTATTTCCGTAACAGACTTGGTTCTGATATTAATGCAGAAGATATCAGGGATGAATTTACTGAAATAAAGGAAGGTGAAATTTTGGAAATCGAATGAAAACCAGAACTTTGTTAGTGGATTCTTCTTATCTTTTACAACGTTCATATCACGGAGCAAAGGATACATTTACCGCCAAATTCGGTCACATTGGCGGTTTGTATTCTTTTATGACAACCATTCGTAAATTAATAAAGGAGCATATGATTAATAAGGTTGTGCTCATTTGGGATGGGGAAGGTGGTGGAGTAATGCGCCATCGTATCGATAGGGAATATAAAGCCAATCGAAAAAATAAGGAATGGTATAGAAAGATTGAACTATCTGCTGCGGAAATCCGCAGGGAAAAAGCTAAAGAAGAATCCATTTTAAAACAAAGAAAACGCATTCAGGCATATGCAGAACAATTATATTTAAGACAAATTGAAGTCGATGATGTTGAAGCTGATGATTTAATCGCAGCATATTGTCAGCAATACAACAACAAAGAAGAAATCTTTTTGTATTCAAATGACAGGGACTTTGCACAATTGCTTGATTTGAATATCACAATCATATTCCCAAATATCAGTCAACCAGTTACCAAAATTAATTATATGATGTATTTTAAGCATCATTATTCGAATGCATTGGTGCTTAAAATAATTTGTGGTGACGTATCTGATAACATAAAAGGAATTGAAGGGATAAAGGAAACAACGTTATTAAAATATTTTCCAGAAATGGAATATAAGCATTTATCGGTTAGAGAAATATGTCAAAAAGCCGATGAAATGAATAAGCAAAGAATTATTGAAAAGAAGCAGCCACTTAAAGCACTTGAAAATTTATTGAAAGGCGTTGAAAGATTGAAGATAAACTATCAATTAGTTAATCTATCAAAACCGATGTTAACGGAAGCAGCAATTGAAGAATTGCAGCAATTGGAAATGCCATTGTTGGAGTCGGATGCAGAGGGAAAAGAGAAAAGAGGGGAGAGATTATACGAGTGGATGGTTAAAGAAGATGAGTTTTTATCAGTATATGGTAGCACATATCCCAATTACATAGAACCATTCTATACTGTAATCATGCGTGAAAGACAATTACTTAAAGAGTATGAGAAAAAAAATTTAACTACTTTGTGAAAAAGTCTTTCACTTTTGCCGGATTCCAATTATATTTGTGTCAATAGTATTAACCATAAAAAATAAATCAAATGAACGAGAAAGAATTTAATAATGAGTTTAGGTTTTCACTGTATCAGGGTAATGTTTTGTTAGGTGAAAAAGTTTTCGATGCAGACCAGTTTAACCCTTTTACAAGATATTCCATTGATATAAGGGAAATATTGCCCCGTGCAATAACTAAACTCCAAAAAGTACTTTCAAAAAGAAGTTATGTGACGGAGTTAAACGAGAGACTTGATTTGTTTCAATATCATCAGAAGATGATAAGTTTATATCCACAGGAATATAGGGGGGGTATGCGTTATAATCCACAGCCAATTGTTCAGCAAATTGAGGAAAAGGTAATTCGTGGTGTTGAATGTAAAATCGGTTTTTATATTAACGATAAAACCATAGTTGAAAGGCTGTTTTATGTTGATGGTTTCAATCCGGTTGCACGCTGGTCGGTTGATTTAATTGACACAGTTGTTGAGGTTGGAAACACAATTTTCAATCACATAAAAAGGGACGACATTGATAATATGTGGGATGATTATGATTTAATTAACATCAAAGGATTATCAATTAATCAAATCAGAGAACTTCCCCCGGCAAAAAGAGAAGAAATGCTGCGAAAACTCAGGAAGAACTGAGTTTAAATAATATTGGGCAGTTGCTGTGCTCTTGGTTTTTAAAATTAGATTCATAATTATTTTTATTCTTTATATATTAACAGCAACTGCCCTTTTTATAACATTATTATAAAATGGCAGATAGTACAGAAAATACTTTTACAGCATATCTCGGACCGGAATTTCAGCAACGCCTTATGTGGCAATTGCTTGTAGAACCAGAATTTGCAGAAAAAACCATACCGAATTTAGCTATTGAATATTTTGATGACCCCAATTTAAAGAGGTTGTTCATCATTATGCTTGAATACTTTAAGGAATATGAAAAAGTTCCAAACCTTCAAAATCAGAGTATTCATCAGGCAATCAACAAATACAAAACTCCAAATAATTTAATTGAAGAAGAATCGTTATTTTCTGTTATTAAAAGAATTACACTTTGGAACGAAAGAATTTTAAATAAAGAAATGCTTCATGATGGTTCTGTTGTTCAAAAGGAAACAAATACTTTTATAAAACAACAGGAATGGAGAAAATTTGCTGAATTTATTCTTGATAAAACAAAGAGTGGTGAAATAAGGAGAAAACACGTACTTGGTGAAATTGATGAGAAAATTCAAAAAATTTCACATATTGGTGATGAAGAAGATTATGGTACTGAAGTAATTGATAATATTGAAAAAGCGTTAAGAAAAGAATTTCGTCAGCCAATACCGACAGGTGTTGATGTGCTTGATGCTGTTACTGGTGGTGGACTTGGTAAAGGTGAAATTGGTGTTATATTAACTCCGTCAGGTGTCGGAAAGACTACATTACTTACCAAGATTGCTAATTACGCATATGAGGCTGAGAAAAATGTGCTTCAAGTCATTTTTGAGGATACTACAGAACAAATTCAGCGTAAGCATTATGCTATTTGGTCGAAAGTTCCGTTAAGCAAAATGGATGACGAAGAAGAAAACAAGAAAGCATTTAAAATTTGTAACGAAAAAGCTGAATCAATGAAGGGCAAAGGTGTCCTTCTTATTAAAAGATTCAGTCAGGAAAATACAACAATGCTTGACATTCGTAATTGGATGATTAGGCATCAAAAGAAAACTGGAATTAAATTCGACATACTTATACTTGATTATCTGGATTGTCTTGAATCACACAAGAAAACACCGGATAGAACTGAAGCTGAACTTCAAATTATTAAATCATTTGAAGCGTTGGCATCAGATTTTAACATACCAGCATGGACGGCAATACAGTCAAATCGTTCTGGTTTTGATTCGCAATACGTAGAAGCACATCAAACTGGTGGTAGTATTAAAAGAATACAAAAGGCGCATTTGTTCATGTCAGTTGCAAAGACAAAAGAACAAAAAGAAGCACAGCTTGCAAATATCAGGATTATCAAAGCCAGATTTGCACAAGACGGTCAGACATTTGATGATGCAATATTCAATAATGATACAATGGAAATTCGTATTGAAGACAGCAGATACAAATATGCTCAAGTCAATAAGTATGCAAAACAT